CACAGAACATTTGTATATTTATGCACTGCTCGTGTATAATCGTTCCACTCGGACTTATCGCAGAAAGCTCCCATGTGATAGCGAATACACATGATTTCCTCCTCGGTGAGCTTGAAATACTGTGCCAGCACCATAACCGACTTATCGCCGTGACCCTTGAGCAGAGTGTCCGTAGCATATTCCCACTTGGAATCGTCTCTGATTTCCTCGCCGCCGAGAGTTTCAGCAATGACCGGGTGCTGGTAGTTGTCCATCTTACACAGGTCGTGGAACATACCAACCAGCAGAGGTGAGCGAGGGTTCTGCCAGTCAAGGCGGCAATCCTCGGTGAGCTTCTTGAGGT